CTCGTTGGAGCCCGAGGTATTAAGCGTTGTCAGGTTCGTCATGCCAGGAACGCTACTACGGCTTCCGGATTACGTCTACCTTCGAACCTTGTGAAGGGGATTGCCAAGGTCGCTTGACGTCGATACGCTGAGGTCCGCAGCGACACCCCGCAACAGGAGGCAGCGTGACCACCGCACTGCGCAGCGCGATCGACGAGTACCTGGACAACCGGCGCGTGGCCAAGGCCGACAACACCATGCGTACGGACGAGAGCCTGCTGCCCCGTTTCGCCGACCACCTCGGCAACCCCAGCTTCGACGACCTCACCCCGCAGCTCGTCCGGGACTTCTTCTACGGCGACGGCGGGCTCATGGACATCCACGTCACCCGCATCAAGGGCCAGGCCCTGCGCGCGGCCGTCGGACCGACGACACACAACCACTACCGCAAGCGCCTGAAGGTGTTCTTCGCCTACGCCCGCGCCAACGGACACGCCCCGCTGGACAACTACCTCTCCCTGGTCGAGCCGCTGCCCGAGCCGCTGCGCAAGCGGATGCAGCCCGCCCCGGGGATCCTCCTCCAGCTCCTGGACCAGGCCGAGTGCGCGATGCACCGGGCGTACCTGGCGGCGGCCGTGAACACCGCGTGCCGCGCGAGCGAGCTGCAAGCCCTGAAGGTCGGGGACGTCGACTTCGCGCAGAGTGAGGTCTTCGTGACCGTGATCAAGACGAAGGAGGAGGACGAGATGCCGCTGACCGCCGACCTGGAGCGGGAGCTGCGCATCTGGTTCGAGGAGTACGCGGCACTGCTCGGGCGTCCGCTGCGGCCGGACGACTACCTCTTCCCCTCGCGGTCGGGCAACCAGATCAAGACGCACTACTTCGACGAGGACCTGGGGCGGCGGGTGTACGAGCGGACCCCGTACGTGTGGCACCCGGACCGGCCGGTCGAGCGGACGGAGAAGATCGTGAAGGGGGCCTTGGAGAAGCTGGGCCTGCCGACCCGCTATGAGGGGACGCACACGGTGCGCCGGGCCGTGGCGCGTGCGTACTTCGACAAGCTGTCGGAGGAGTCCGGCTACGACGCCGCGCTCCGTACGGTCTCGGCGCTGCTGCATCACTCGTCCATGGCGACCACGGAGCGGTACCTGGGCCTGTCCTCGGAGCGCAGGCGTCGGGACGAGACGATGAAGGGCCAGCCGTTCCTGACCTCGATGGTCTCCCAGCACAACGTCGTGCCGCTGCGCCAGGCACGGTGATACGACGAAGCCCCCGACTGATCCCCAAAATCAGTCGGGGGCTTCTCTGTGCGGAGTCTCGCAGGTTAGTTGCCGAAAGCGGCGCCGACCGCTGCGTAGACGACGAACCCGAGGACGAAGATCAGCATGCAGAGACCGAATATCCGGTCGAGGAAGTCAGGCTGGCTGTCTCCCTGGGGCTGGTGGTTCGCGTACTGCTGCTGCTGCATGTAGAAGTCGTGCTGCTCACGCATCAACTGGTGCTGCATGGCGTCCATCGTCGGGTCGTAGCCCTCGGGCGGGTTCGGGTTGAGGGCGTTGCCGACCTGGTGGTTGATGCTGTTGTAGCGGAATTGCTCATCAGACATGGGTCGCTCCATCCACATACGGTTGTGCTTGGCTCCGCAGCGGAGAGGTCCTGTCCCACACGTGCCAGCGCCCCCCACAGGCCGGATCTTCGCCGAACGCTACATCGTCCGGAAATCCGGGCACAGAGGGGCGTACGGGCTTGGGGTCCTCTTTAAGGTTCCGGCCGCACTTCGGGCACTTCTCCGGGTCGCGCATCGGGTACATGCCCATGGTGTGTCTCCTACTGTCGTGGGTCTTCACTCTACTCGCTCGTCAAGCGACTTGTCGAGACTGCTTGCAGAGGTGTAGCCTCGAAGGTCAGGATGGACTATCGACAGGAGTGCGGTCATGGCTGACGAAGCCCGGAAGGTGTTCAAGCGTGTGCCGCTTGTGTTCGACAAGGAGTTGCACGTCTCCACCGTGGACACCCCGGGGGACGGCACGTTTGTGGACGTCCGCGAGTTCATCCCCTCCCTCGACGCGTACGGCCGTGGTGTGACCTTCCCCCAGGAGCACTTCCCCGAGATCATGGCGGGCCTGGACGACGCCTATCAGGACCTCGGCTACGAGCCGGGACTCGACCAGGACCAGTCGATGGAGTTCGAGCGGGCGGAGGGTGGCGACGATGACTGATCCCGAACTGGTCGCGATCCGCTGCCGGGGCTGCCGCAGGACGGTCGGCGTCGGCAAGAAGGATGCGGCGGTGTACTGCGACGAGCGCTGCTACAACGACTACCCGGCGGTGTCCACGGAGGGGCGTGACGCCCTCGTCGAGGCCGTCTACTACAAGGGCCGCTACACCTTCGACCGCCTCGGCGAGATGTTCGGGTTCACCCGGCAGCGGGCCCAGCAGATCGTGAGCAAGCGGGACATCCGCAAGAACCCCTGAACCTCTTGTCAAGCCATAATTACAAAGCCGTAGACAGAAACGCCTAATCTCGAATCCGTAATGTAAACGGATTGGGGTTAGGCGTGTCTGCTGTTACGGAGGAAATCGAGTCCGAGGACGCGATCAGTGACGAGACCGAGGCGGAACACCAGGCCCGGCTCGACACCGAGGTGGTCCTCGACCAGACCAGCCAGCAGTTCGTGGACGAACTGGTCGCCAAACTCCTCGTCATCGTCGATGAGGTCTCCGGCCACCCGCTGCGCCCCTACCAGCGCCCCTTCGCGGCCCGTCTGATCGAGTCGCTGATCATCGACGACGGCGCCACCATCACCGCGCTGTTCTCCCGCCAGTCCGGCAAGAGCGAGACCGTGGCCAACTGCGTCGCCGCCTGCATGATCATGCTGCCCCGGCTGGCGAAGATCTTCCCCGACCTCCTGGGCAAGTTCAAGGAAGGGCTCTGGGTCGGCGCTTTTGCGCCTGTCGAAGAGCAGGCGGATAACTTGTACGGCCGTATCGTGGCCCGCCTCACCAGTGAACATGCCCTGGAAATCATGGCGGACCCGGAAATCGACGAGACCGTGCAGGGCAAGGGCCGCTCCATTACCCTCAAGCGCTCCGGCAGTCTCGTGCGAAAGCAGACCTGTCACCCCCGCGCCACCATCGAAGGCCGCACCTACCACCTGATCCTTATCGACGAGTGCCAGGGCGCCGACGCCAAGATGGTCAACAAGTCGATCGGCCCGATGGGCGCCTCGACGAATGCCACGATGGTATTCACCGGCACACCCACCTATGAGAAGGGGGTGTTTTACAACCAGATTCAGATCAACCGGAGGACCGCCACTCGCAGGGGAGCCCGGCAGAACCATTTCGACGCCGACTGGAAAGAGGTCTCGAAGTGGTCCGACTACTACCGGAAATTCGTCAAGAAGGAACTCCTGCGCATCGGTGAGGACTCCGACGAATTCAAGTTGTCCTACCGCCTCATCTGGCTGCTCGACAAGGGCATGTTCACGACCTCCGAGCGGCTGGACGACCTCGGCGACACCTCCATGCAGATCGTCCCGGCCTACCATGCCAGCCCGATCGTCATCGGCATCGACCCAGCCCGCAAGCAGGACAGCACGATCGTCACGGCCGTCTGGGTCCGCTGGGAGCAGCCCGACGAGTACGGCTACTTCGAGCACCGGATCCTGAACTGGCTCGACCTCGCAGGCATGGACTGGGAGGCCCAGTACTACCGGATCGTGGAATTCGTCTCGAACTACAACGTGATGGCGATCGGGGTCGACGAGGGCGGAGTCGGTGACGTCGTCATATCCCGGCTCAAGGTCCTCCTGCCACACATCGACATCGTCCCCTTGAATTCCCAGCGCCCCGAGCAGTCCAAGCGCTGGAAGCACCTCATGGAACTGATGGACCGGGGACACATCTCCTGGCCCGCTCACGCTTACACCCGGCGCCTCAAGAGTTACAAGCGTTTCCGTCAGCAGATGGAAGACTTGGAGAAGAAATTCGAAGGCCCGTACGTCCTGGCAGAAGCCCCGCGCGCGGCTGACGCACACGACGACTACGCGGACTCCCTGGCACTCGCTTGTGTCCTCACCAAGGACTACACGATGCCCGAGGTCGAAGTTTCCAATTCTCCCTTCCAGCGCTAAGGAATAGCATGGCCGACGATTACTACGGCGACGAGTGGAATTCCCCGGGCTGGACATCCCAGCAGCCCTCCACCGTGACCAGCAGCACGGACCCGTCTGTGCCCACGCTTCCGTCCTCCGTCCTGACGGTCACCGTCACCGGAACCTTCCTTGACGACCGAGGTAAGCCCGCCACGGGCCGGTTCATCTTCGACCCCTCCATAGACAGCCTCGTCGACCCCGTCTCGGGTACGACGATCCGGCTGCGCCGCCAGACGTTCGAGTTGGTCAACGGCCAGGTCTCCGTGCCTCTGATTGCCACCGACAACGCGGCGCTGTCCCCGAAGAACTTCACCTACAAGGTCTCTGGTGTCGTGGCCGGGCAGACCGTGCGGCCCTACAGCGTCGCGCTGCCGTACGCCGTGCCTTCGGTGTCCCTGGCCGCCCTCGTCGAGGTGCCCTCATCCATGGGCACCATCAACATCCCCCAGGCCGCAGCAGGCCCCAAGGGCGACCAGGGTGACCCCGGTCCTGCTGGTCCTGCTGGTCCTGCTGGTCCACAGGGTCCTGCCGGTGCTGACTCCACCGTGCCTGGTCCCGCTGGTCCTGCTGGCGCCGACTCCACCGTGCCCGGCCCGGCCGGTCCGCAGGGCCCGAAGGGCGACACAGGTGCCACCGGCCCCCAGGGTGTGCAGGGCGGCGCGGGTCCACAGGGGCCGCAGGGCGCCACCGGTCCGGCCGGTGCTGACTCCACCGTGCCCGGCCCTCAAGGGCCCAAGGGAGATACCGGTGCGCAGGGAACGCCGACCACGGTCAACGGCAAGAGCGGCACGAGCATCACGCTGAACGCTGCCGATGTCTCCGCGCTCGACCTCACCAACGCCAACTTCGCGGTGCCCGCCGACCACGGCCTCGTCACCTGGACGCACGACCCGGCCACGGCCAACCCGTCCGGCGTGGCCCTGTCCTCTGGCGCCCTCGCGCTGTCCAAGGTGTTCATCCGCACCACGAAGTCGGTCAGCACCTTCTGGTACGCGGTCACCAACGTCGGTGCAGGACTGTCCGGCACCTACGTGGGCCTGTACAACTCCTCCGGCGTGCTCATCGACCAGAGCCCGGACCAGTCCACGGCGATGACGTCGACCGGCGTGAAGTCGGCCGCGATGGGGATCTCCCATTCCCTAGCCCCAGGCTGGTACTGGGTGGCCTTCCTGGTGTCGGCCGGGACGACCATGCCGACGGTGGCCCGAGGAACCAACGCGATTCTCGGTATGGCCAACGTGAACCTGACGGCTTCCGCCTACCGATTCGGCGCTTACGGCTCCAGCCTTTCCTCACTTCCCGGGGCGGTCACACTGGGCAGCATTACCAACGTGGCGAACGGAACTGTCTGGGCCGGTCTCTCTTAGCGGTATTAACAATGCCGTCCGTAATCCTCCTACGCTTGAAGCGTTCCTTCGCTATCGGAAGAGGATTACGGAATGGCAGGAAATCTCGCACCCGACCCGCAGTTCCAGGAGCGCGTCGGCACCGTCTATGAGCGCAAGTTCGCCGACAACGGCGCGCGGCGCGGTCCTCTTCGATTTGAGGAGGGCGTAGCCACCGACACGGACGTCCCGAACGAGTTCACCAAGGGCGTCATGCAGGGCTACCTCACGGCGCCCGGTCGGCCGAATCACAACGCGAACGTGTACGAAAAGTTCCCACAGGAGACCATGGCCGAGCGGGTTCACGTCGGCTCTGCCGCGTGGGTCGAGGCTCCGACCTACCTCGGTGAGTTCTCGCACGGTTCGTTCTCCGACTACGCGGCCGTCTCCTACGAGGAGGTCGTGCGTAACGGCAGCCGCTACGAGCGGCTTTCCCCGGCGGTAGTGGACGACTGATCCATGGTTGCGTTCCATGACCGCCGCAGGGCACCGAAGGCGTCCGTCGATGAGGTGCTTCCCAAGCTGCCCCTGTCAAAGGGGGACACGGTTGGGAAGCACCTGATCGACGAACGCTATCTGGTGCGGGGCATTCCCGTAGAGACCGAGGACGGCTCTAAGAGCCGCCAGTACTTCCTGCACGAGGTTCTGCCGAACGGCAATGTCGTGCAGCGCGGTGAGGAGCCTTTCGAGAGCCGCCGCGCGGCGAAGAAGTCTGCACGTTCCCTCGCGCCCACGCGCGTCGTCGAGATCTAAAGTCGGAGTCGTTTACCCATGAGCGGTGCAATCTCATTCGCGAGCCCCAGCATGCGGGCTTCGGGGTCGGACCTTACGGTGTCGATCTCTCCTCTCGGCCTGGTCGAATTGGCCGACGAGGAGTTTGAGGTGCACGGCCCTCGCCTGAATAGGTACTCCCAGAACTTCGCATATTACCTGGGTCACCACTGGGGATACCGGAGAGAAGCGGGCGAGGCTCAGATCACGTTCAACTACGTGAAGGCGTTCGCCGACTACATCAACAACTTCACGTTCGGACGCGGCGTCCACTTCAAGAGCGTGAAGCAGTACGAGCACATCATTCCGGGCCTGCTCAAGAGGGCCTGGGAGGTCGACAACCGCAAGGAGCAGTTGCTGTGGGAGATGGGCCAGCAAGGCGGCATCTCCGGCGACTC